CCTATCGGCGAGACTGCCCGCGCCAATGATGTACGACTATCGTTTCATCCCGATCAGTTTGTTGTTCTAGCAAGTGATCGTCCAGAGGTAGTAAATAAGAGTATAGAGGAGTTTGAATATCATGTGGATATGGCCCGTTGGATGGGTTATGGTAAACAATTCCAGGATATCAAGATCAATGTACACATATCCGGTAGACAAGGTCCCGCCGGTATCATTAGCGCACTCGGTAGGCTCTCGCCCGAAGCAAGAAACAGTATTACCATCGAGAACGAAGAAATCAGTTGGGGACTTGACAGCACCCTCGAACTGGCTGGACATCTGGGTCTAGTATTGGACATTCATCATCATTGGATCAAGACAGGTGAATACATACAACCCAATGATGATCGTATCAAGCGTGTTATTGACAGTTGGCGTGGTGTTCGCCCTGTTATTCATTTTAGCACATCACGCGAAGATGGCACAATTGAGCGCAATACAACCGAACGACATGACCTACAGCGATTGATGGAGTCTGGTTACAACAAACAAAAACTACGTGCCCATAGCGATTACTTTTACAATCATGCCATGAATCGTTGGGCACATGAACACTGGCAGTGGGCCGATATCATGTGCGAGAGCAAAGCAAAAAATCTCGCAAGCGTGAGACTTTTTGATACATATAAGAACTATGTTTGATAAACTAAAAAATCTTTTCAAAAAGCCAGAGCCGCCCAAGAGTGAGCCTAAACCAAAAACTAAGGCTGAAAAGAAATTGTCACCTAAAGAAGAAGCAACAGCGAAGGGCGAACCTTATGTTGCTATATTGAAAGTTGATTTAGATCCTGCCAATATTAATAATGGTAGTTTTGAGTTAGATTGGAATGACAAGTTTATTCTTAATTTAGTAAAACAAGGCTACAAAGTCAAACAAACAGATACCGACAATGATATTGTTGATCGCTGGTTTCAGACTGTGTGTCGTAACATCGCACTAGAAGTCTACGAACAAGAAATTGCTGACCCAGAAAAGCGTAATCAAAGCGATTTAAGGGTAATTGGTAATAAAGATTTAGGCAACGGACGTACTGAAATCAGTTGACTATAATATAACTACCGTGTAATATACTAACATATATTACGAGGTTATTATGTTTAACGATATTTTTTTACACAGCCCCGATTTTCTTATTAGATGTAATTCTTTAGTTTATAGTGCTGACGTTTATAGCGTCATGCGAAAAAATTATATCTATCGTTCCTATGCTTATGCGATAGCATATAATCATCCTAATATGTTGTTGACTTATCAAATAATCAAAATAGGACAAAGCAGCCCTGATCCACAAGTATCAACAGTTCAAATTGGTGAACGTATTTCAAGGCAAATACATCATGTTCCGGGTTGGAAATATTTGAAAAATAGTCCTATAAGCAGTCATGGACAAGATTTTATGAATGCTGTCAATTTAAAAATTAAAGAAAATCTTTTACCAAATCATTTTAATAAAAATGACATTACGATTGGAGTTTGGGATATTAGTAAGCGCATGAGTTTATCTAATATGATTGAGACTCCCGAAACAGAACGGCGCGCCACAATGTGGGCAGAAGGGGAACTCGCAAATCAACATAAACAATTATATGGCAAATTACCAATGCTTAATTTCGCCGATCCTACTAATAATAGTGTTTATAAAAATCCAAATTATATCAGTAAAACAGTTGGACAACTGTTCGGGTGGTAATTTACCCAAAATGTTACACCCGAACGCAAATACTTAGTATAATATACGTATATTATTCTGTTAAATAGGTGTGCTTATGACTGTTAAACAACAGATACGTGACAAACGTTTAGGTCAAAAAGTTTTTAGACCTGTTCTTAAATCGGGGAAGTTTAAAGGTTTACCTAAATGTGTTGTTAAGGATTGCATGAATCCTGGTCAAAATACGGGGAATCGTAGGAAAGACGGGACAATCATATACCGCTCAAAATGCAAACAGCACCATTATGAATCAATTGCTAAATCACATGGTATATCAGTAACTAAGTTACGACACAAGATTGTCTTAAAGATTGCTAGAAAGCAAGGTTTTGAAACAGTTACGGATTACCTAAATAGTAAGCATCCATATCGCAATAAGCGTTTAGACTATTGTGAGAATGTTGATGGACGGTTGGGTTTTGTATGCACTACAACTATTACCGACAAATGTATGCTTGAGGTTGATCATATCAACAATATACATAAAGACAACCATGAAAAAAATTATCAAACACTTTGCTCATGTTGTCACAGATATAAGACTAGATATTTTGGACATTCAAAAAATCTAAAATATATGAAAAAAGTTCTTTCAAAGAATGCTGCGAAATTTTCTAAATCAAAAAAGAAGGGTCGCAAGTGAAATACGCTCTGATTGATACAGCAAATACTTTCTTCCGTGCCCGACATATCGCAAGTCGTAACAGCGATACTTGGGAGAAGATCGGCATGGCACTACACCTCACTCTATCAAGCGTGAATCAAGTTGTACGCAAATATGGTATTGATCACGTTGTATTCTGTCTTGAGGGTCGTAGTTGGCGTAAGGATGTGTACCCGCAATATAAGGCACATCGTAAAGTCGCTGAACAGGCATTGACTGAGAGTGAACAAGAAGAGAACAAGATGTTCTGGGAAACTTATGATGTCTTTACAACCTTCTTGCGTGAAAAAACGAACACCTCTGTATTACGCCATGAACGGGCAGAAGCAGATGACTTGATCGCACGATTTATTCATCTGCATCCTAACGATGAACATTATATCATCAGCAGTGATACCGACTATGTTCAGTTGATTGCGCCTAACGTAAAACAATACAATGGTGTAGCCAACCAATTGATCACGCTAGAAGGTTACTTTGACGACAAGAATAAGCCTGTCAAGGATAAAAAGACTAAGGAGCCTAAGTTGCTTGGTGATCCGCAGTTCCATCTCTTTGAGAAAATTATGCGCGGCGATGCAGGTGACAATGTGTTTAGCGCATATCCCGGTGTACGCACTAAGGGCAGCAAGAACAAGGTTGGATTGATTGAGGCGTATGCTGATCGCACAAAGCAGGGCTTCAATTGGAACAACATGATGCTACAGCGTTGGGCAGACCCTGATGGTGTTGAATATCGTGTTAAGGACTTGTACGAGCGTAACAAGTTATTGATTGACTTGACTGCACAGCCTGACGAGATCAAGGATCTTGTTGATGTTGCTATCACTAAGGGTGTGCGTATCAAAACTACACCGCAAGTTGGTATACACTTTATGAAGTTCTGTGGTAAGTATGAACTTAACAAAGTTAGTGAGCAGGCTGAAACTTATGCTAAATGGTTGAACAATCCATATACGGGAGAGTTGCTTGAACTTGTTAGTGAATGACGAAAAAGTTTTAGAAATAAAACAAGGCGACAAAGGGTTCAAATTTATCAGTGGGTATGTTGAATACCCACGTGCCGCTATTCTTGTTGATGACAGTTGTCCTGCGCGTGTCAGATTAGAGTTACAACAATGGGTAAATAATGGTTGGATTATGCCAGTTGCATATGTTAAGGACAAAGATTTTATATGGGAAAAATTACAGGAGTGATTATGAATGAATTGATTGCTAAAACAATTATTAAAGATCAATATTGGGTCGTTACTGATGGTCAACGAAAGGTAGGAAACGTGCAGGCTAATAGTGCAGGCTATGAAGTCATGCTAAATGGTAGTACTTTGCAGTTTACCAATACAAAAGATATTGCTAAACAAACTAAAATCACATTTGAACCTATTAAATCAAACAAAACTAAAGTTGAACTACCGTACCCCGATTATCCTGTCCCCAATAAGATTTACAACAGTTTTTTTGATGTAAAGCGTAAATTACATATTTTTACCAAAACTAAAAAGAGCAAGTGTTATCATGTTGCGGGCTGGTTTTTAATTAATCAAAACGGGCAAAAACAAGCAATCTTTTGTCCTAAATACATATTTGTACAGCGTTATGAATATACCGGACCCTTTAAAACAGAGTCCGAGGTAAATAGTCTACTAAATACTTGACATGGTAAACATAAAACTGTTTTTTGATAAAGTTTCTAAACTTGAAAGTAAAAAAACAAAGGATTTAGTGTTAGCCATGAGTGATGCTAAATTACTTAGAGACGAAATAGCAAAACTGCTATTAGATTTAACTGAAGCTCAAAAATCT